AACCAGAGTTTATAGCTTCGTTATAAGTAGCACCTCTTTCATACTGACCAAAAACTGGCAGCATACCATACATAAAATATGGGCTTCTTGTTGCAAGAGTTGCCAACAAGGCTGGGGTCATCATGCCAAGAGATGTGATCCCGTTTGAAACAGCCATGCCAAATTTGCCAAGACCCTCGTTGTTTTTATCTATTTTTTTTTGAAGTGCTTCCCATTGCTCTCTGTTATCATCAAGAAAAACAGCAAACTCTGTGACCATTTCTTTTTTTTCTTCTTCTGGTAATGCGTTGAATGCTGCTTCTTTTTCTCTTCTTACATCTCTAAGTAGTTGTCTTTCTTGAGGAATGTAAGCCATTCTACTTGCTGCACCTTCACCAAAACCAACGCCAAAACCGAAAGGAGGTCTAGGTTCTATCTCTCCAGTCTCTACCAGGAACTCTTCCGTAGTTCTTCTCTTATCATTTCCAAGTGAACTTTGTTGCCAACTAGGAATTATGTTTCTAATCCCAGCAGCAACAGGACCTTTAAATGTTCTTGCAAAGTCATCCTTTACAGGCTGCATACTTAGTGGAAGACTGGTTTCTATGCCAAAGCCAACAAAATCTTCTAAGAAGTCACGCTCTGGATCTAGGTTTAGTGCTTGTTGTGCTAACTTTTCTTTTTCTTCTTCTGGTAAAAGAGAAAACGGATCATCAGCCAAGTCTTGATTGATAAAGCTTTTGTAATCCATAAGATTACCTCAGCAATGGATTTCTAGTTAGTAATTCTAAAATAGCATCATCTGATAATGGTCCTGCATCTGGGTATCGATCTGCATAAAGTTTTCTTACTTGTGCCACATACGCATCTACATCAACTGTAGGATAAGCTTCTTTGATTTTTGGCAAGGCGTTAGATAAAGTATCTCCTCTTGCTATCGGGTCACTTAACTTACTAAATATGAAACCACTTGATAAAGTTGGAGCTGTTGGGGATGTGTCTTCAAAAGATGTTCCTCGTTTAAGTCCTGTGACTATACTGTCAAACGACATTATGTTTTGATCAATTGCTGATTGCAGGGGTGATTTAACTAAAGATCCATCATCGCTTCTTTTATATCTATAAAAAGGTCCTTCTGGAGTTTTAGTTATATCGATACCAGCCTCTACAGCTTCCTCTGCACTTAAAACATCAACATCTGCCAAGAAATTAAATTGAGTTGAGAGTTCTCTAATTGCATCTGACTCCCTTGTAGGATCCCCTCTTCCAATTCTTTTTGCTGTGTTTGCTGCGTTTGATGTTACCCAAACTTCACGGAAGTTGTCAGTTTGTCTATCAAATTCTTTTATAGCTTCTACATTAATTTTAACCAAGTTGCTAACATCTCCTTGTGCGAGCAAGTCTTTATTATCTTTTTCTATCCTTGCCATATCTTCAAATATTTTTGCGTTGTTTGGATCAGATAAAGCCATACCCAAAAGAGCATCTATGCTTGCTGTTACATCAATCATGTCTGTCAAAGAAACAGAGACTGCATCGGTTGATTTATTAGATTCTACAATTGTTGCACCAGCAGAATCTGGCATATATGAAGATACTGTTGTTCCATCTTCAAGTTCAAAATTACCCTTTAACAAAACTGCATTTCCATTTCCTTGTGCCTCAATAGAACCAAAGTCTATTGTTACTCCTGCAATTTTTGATGTAGTTCCATCGGATTTTTTAAAATTTTTCCCAAGGTATTGACCTTTTTTAACATCAAAAAAAGTATTAAGTTCTGTGTTGTAATCTCCAAAATTAATCTCACCAATAGCTTCTGGATCTTCACTACGAAATGCTGTAATAACTGGTTGTAATACTCCCCTTGCCTGAGCAGTTTCAGGGGAAATCACTCTTGCAATATCCATTCTTCCTCCTTCAGAAGCTCTGCTATATACATCTACAAGACCTCTAATAGTTACATCATAAGAAGGGGTCCCTCTAGATTTTTGAAAGTCTTCATTTCTATTAAGAGCTAATAAAGAGTTATATATATACTCACTTAACATTGCATCTTCATATTCAACAGCATTATCAAATTGTTTTTGCAAAGCAATATTGTCTAGTTCTGACTTTTCATTCTTCAATTTTCTTTCGTCAAGAATAAGTTCTGCTTCATCATCTCTTCTTTTAACTCTTGCAGGATCTAATTCTAGGTTTATAAGATCTGTTTGACCTTTTGTATAATCTATTCTTGCTTTATCTGCATCTATATCGGTTCTGGTTTTTTCAAGATTAATAATATTTTGTGCATCGCCTATACTTGTGTCAGGTGAAATTCCAAGATCTGTCGCAACGCCTGGAGCCACTTCTGCTACTGGCTTATCAAGTCTTTCTTGATTCGCCTTTCTTAACTCAAGCTCATCTTCATAAAGACTAAGCCTTTTTGCACTAAACATTAAGTTTAGTCCTTGATTAAATCCGTCTGCAAATCCTGCCATAATATTTTCCTAAAATAGTTTGGAAGCTAAAAATCCTATAGCCGCACCAATTAATGCTCCTACTGGTCCACCAGTTGTGCCTCCTACTGCTGCCCCACCTTTAACTGAAATTCCTGCACTTATGGCAGGAATTAATCCGCCACCTATTGCTGCTCCTGTTGCTGCTAAGGTGCCAGAAGTTTGAGCCTCAGCCATTCTTCTCTGTTGTTTTAATTGTTCGTTAAGAGTATCTGCTCTAGCCTCAAGACCAGCAGATTCTATCAATCCACTCATAGCTTGCTTCTTTTGTACTCTTCCTACTCCTAATAATCCTCTAGCCATTTATGTATCTCCTAATGTTCTGCCCTGAAGACCGCTACCAAGACCTCCAGATAATATTTGTGATCTTCTGTCTTCAGATCTCATTCTTGCAAAATTTCTTGCAGCTACTAAAGCAGAAGTCTGTGTTCTTTGAAAATCCATTTCGTTCTGAGGTCTTCTTGTAATACCAAATCCTTGCTGTCTTCTCATTTCTTGACCTCTTGTATTTGCAAACTGTCTTGCTACAGCAACCTGAGCTCTGCCTATTTCTTCTTGTTGCAACTGTTCAAAACCTGTTGTCATTTGATTTATAAGATCTTGTTCAACGGGAAAAAATCTATTTAAATAATCTTGAAACTCTGCCTCATACAAATCAGCCAAAGTATCTTGAGCTGACCTGTCCCCTTGTCTAAATGGGTTTACATATAAACTACCGCTGCCTTGTCCAGGAGGTGCTGGGTTAAAACCAAGATCTGATATTTGAAACGGATTATTACCTAAAAATTCATCTCCGTAATTTATTAAGCCAAACATAAGTTATGAGCTCCCATCACCAGATCCACCGCCAGATCCACCAAATGCCGTATATAGACCTAAGCCAGTACCTATTGCCGATCCAATTAATTGTTGATTTGCAAGACTTCGTGCTTGAGATGTTCTTGCCTGGGCACCAGCTACTGATTGAGCTTGTCTTGCTATGTCTCCAAGACCTGCCATTGTTTCTCCTGCCTGACCTTGTCCCATTTGTACAATGTTACCCATTCCCTGATAATATCTATCAACCTGTCCAGAAAGACCCTGGGCAACTCCTTGTCCCATTCCTGCTGCCTGGTTTTGTGCCATCTGTGCTGCTCTTGCCTGATATTGTCCACTAGTAGGATCCATGCCCTGGGCAAAAGCTTGATCTTGTAAATTTTTTCTTGCCGATTGAAATTGTGGTTGTTGTACTGCATTGACTAAACCCGCCACATTGTTAAATGCTTGAGGATCCATCATTGCATAAACATCTGTAATGAACTGATTTTCTAATGGAACAAAAGTTTTTTGATATAGATTGAATCTTCTGGCTGCTATTGATGCCAAAGCCTTTTGTGCCGCTGTATCTTTTATTTCTGCTTTACCGCCACCGCTCATATTATTTCCTTTTCAGTTATGTAATTAGTTATCTTGTATCCTTTCATTGTAAGCGATTCAGCCAAAGACAGCCAGGGAGTCCAAAACTCTATCTTGTTGCAACCTTTTTCTCTAGCCATTTGTTCTATGTAATCCATGTACTGATCAGCTGCCTTGCCTCTCTTATCATATGCAACCCATATTAATAATGATTTACAGGGCTGAAATGCATTTGGTCTTTCTTGCATTATTATAAAACTTTCGCAAGGAGACTGTTCAATGTCTACATAAAGCTCTGCTATGCCATTTAATAAAGCTGAATATATGTCTTCTGGTCTCCACTCTGGCTTTGCTTGTTTTCTTATTTCCCGCAAACCAGGCTCTATGGAATCCCAATAAACTCTAACATCAACTTGAGTCAACATTTTTCTTGTAAGATATCACTTTTTATTATATGTATCAAAGGTCTAATCCTCTGGTTTTGCTGGAAAAGTCCAGCTCATTATAGATCCATTATATGGATGACTTTCTTCATCGCTTACATAATTCTCATGATTTCTTAAATTATTTGGTATATCCCTTAGAGCTTGTCTATAAGCTGCCCACTCTGCTTTTTTTTCCGCAGTCAAAGGGCTATCTGGTATTTGTGTCCAGTCAGAATCTCTTAGTTTTGAATTCCTTTTATCAATAATGTCATCCCAAAATTCTTTCATATTATTTATTCAATCCTAATACATTTATAAAACCAGATTTATAACTTGAAACCCCATCATCACCAATACCAAAACACCAAATGTAATGTTCCGTGTTACCTGGCAAGCTTACTTTTGCATTTAAATTATGAACTCCAAGCGAGTGTGTTCCCACAGAAGTTATCTTGTCTGTAAAAACATAATGACTGTTTGTGGTAGATCTAAAATCTGTGGCAGATGTTGTTGCTTTCATTGCAACCGCAAAGACACACTCAGAACTAGAAGAGCTACTACCTGTAAAATCAAGACCAGTCATAATTAAAAAATCTCTATTTCCAGAGTAAGCAGCTGTAGTAAAATTAAAACTAAATAAAGGAACTGCTGATCCTTGATCTCCCACTACATCTCCTTGTGATATTGCTGGGTTTGCAGAAGTAGATGCCTCTCCTGCAATATGTTTTGGAAAACCATTAGCTCCGTATGATGTTCTTTGAATTTCTGTAAAAGAAATACTTTGACCATTATCTGATTCGTTTTGACCAGATGTGCCTCCTATGAAACCAACTGAACCAGTATTAACATGATTAAATGCATCAAAAGCTCCAATAATTAAATTGC